TTAGCTCCTGCTAATTCTTTAACAACTCCCGTAAATCTTCTTACAAATGTGTCAACAGTTAATGCAGCACCAGCTTTTGGTTTTTCTCCTTGCATATCCTCTTGACCAAGAGTTTTCAAAACATCACGAGTCACAGATAATGCATTATATCTATTACCTAAAATATCTTGTAGATCAAAAAGTCTAGCACCTAAGTCTTTTTGAGACTTAAAGTCCTCAAAAGATCCTAGAACGTTACCATTTGAATCAACAATATTACCTTGTTGTTGAATTGGAATTAAAACTTCTCTGCCGTCTGCTCCTAATCCACCAAATAAATAAGCAGTTCCATCTTTTCCAAAAACACCTCTATAATTTTTCAATACGCCATCTTCGCCTCTTATTTGTATTACACCTCTATCATCTATATCAGGTCTAGCCGCTCCTTGATTAATAAATTCCATGTGCTCTAATGCAGCGTTTAATGATGTTTCTCTTCTTCTAGCTCTTAACTCACCTTCCTTTAATTTAACAGTGACCATATTGTTTACTGCAGGGCCAAGTGCTTGACCAAATACTTCTAAAGCACCTCCAATACCACCTCTTGTAGTTGTACCTGTTAATAATCCAGATGCTAGATTAGATAAAAATATTAATTTTGCTTGTGAACTTTGACCTTTATTTAATTCATCAAAATACTGTCTTGCTAATTTTATGTTTTGATTAAATACTGGATCATCCGATGCACCACCAGTTTGAATTGTGTTCGCTGTAGATTTATTAATATCTTTAGTAGCTGCCTTTTCTATTGTGGTTTTAGGTTGTTTTGGTTGTTCAACCTCTGCAACTGCTACTTTAACTTGATCTCTAGGGTCAGGTAGATTTGGGCCTATCGTATCGCCTTGTATTTTATTTAAATCTGCCTCTCCTGCACCTGCATATTGTTGATCAGCAAGTTGGTCTTGTGGTCCCATATCCTGTAAACTTTTATCTCTTCCTTTAAAACCTGGTCTACCTGCACCTGGACTAGCTTGAGTTGCTATTTTTGTTGTCTCTTTTTTCTTTGGTTTTGGCACAAAATTACCTAACAAATCTTGTTCACTTACATCAGCTTCTCCACCTAATGCTCTTGCTCTATTTAATCTTTTAAATTCAGCTAACTCTGCAGGACTCATAGCTTTGATTCTTTTTCTTTCGTCAATACCGGCTTTTATTCTATTTTGTATTCCATAAAGAGTTCCTAAACCTACCAAAGTAGGAATTGCACCAATTGAGCCTACTGCAAGACCTGGTAATGCTCTCGCTGCTGCTACTGAACCTAAAGTTTGTAATCCAACTCTACCAACATTAAATCCCGGATCCATACCAAAAGCATCAGCAACTTTATCACCTGCTTGAAAACCCACAGAAACTGGTATGCTAAAAGCCTCTTTTAGTAAACGAGCAGATGGTCTTACTGAAAGTCTTTCTAAAAAACTAGGAGGCTTTCTTAAAGCTGGGACTTGTGGTGAAGTTCTTGGTTGCCCTACCATAATCCCAGTATTACTAGTTACAGCAGGTGGTGAGAAAGGCATAGGACCAATAAACCTGCCATCAAAAGCCTTAATAGGTTTTATGTACCCTTTTTTTAGGGCAGCTTTTCTAAATAAAGGTCTGTTTAATACTTTGTTCATAGTGCATCTTAGTTAGGTTGCATTCCTTGGAAAGCTGTGAATGCACCTAAACCAGCTCCAATAGATTGTGCTAATGGACTTGGTTGCGGAGCAGTTGTTGCAGTTATTCCAGATTGCGATTTTGGTCCAGCAGCATAAATGTTAGATAAAAATTCTGCTCGTTGATAAGGTTCAAAAGCCTGTTGTAATTCTGTTTGTCTTTGAGCATCTAAAGCTTGTTGAGCAAGTTGTCTTTGTAATCCACCTGCACCAAGCATTGTTGCAATATCTTGACCGGCCATTGCTTGTTGCACTTGTCCTGCACCTAATAACTGTTGGCCTGCACTTAAACCCACACGTTGCTGATCTTGAGCTGCACCTAATGCACGATCAAAACCTTGTTGTCTAGCCTGCCCTATTTGACCTAATATTCTATTCTGTAATTCAGCTTGTTGAACACCTTCTCTTCCACCACCAAAAGCTCCTGCTCTTACAGCTTGTGCAGCCAATTGATTTTGCATACCAGCACCTTGTCTTAAAATTTCATTCGTTACAAATTGATCGTAAGGATTCATGAACTGTCCTATTTGTTGTTGACCAATAGGTTGCGCTGCCGCTAAAATTTGTCCGATGCCCGATGTTGTTGTGCCTGCACCAACTCCTGTTTGTCCAGCAGCCGTTAATGCTTGTTGTTCTAACGCACTAAATGGTGCAACTTGAATATCAGGTAGGTCAACAGGTCTTTGTGCGACCTGTCTTGCTAAATCCATTAATTCAATTTTTCTCTCCTCAATTCCTGGAGCTTCTCTAACAAAAGATGTTGTTGTTGAAGGCGCACCACCACCACTACTTTGTTGTGGTTGTGAGCCACCACCTAAAATATTACTAACAAAACTCATTTAAGATCCTTTACTAATTGTACGTGTTTTTTCTCCCATCCCCATTTTTTTGATACTCTTTCCCAACCAGGTCTAGCCCAAATACACATTCTTTTACAATCATTCTGTTTTGCAAATTTTGTAATTTCTTCTACAAGTTTATCTTCCCATAGTTCTCTTCGAGTTCCAGTACAGATAACTATCTCTAGTTGATTATAATTTGGTAATTCCCCTATTCTAGTTATTGCAATACCAAACACTTTATTGTGATCATATTCATCATTACCAAACATAATAAACATTTGCATTTGATCTGTTAAAAGCAAATCATAAATGTGTTTTGAATCTGCGTATTGACCAGAATACTTTAAAGCCTCTTTGACCATAAACTCAGCAAGTAACCAATATTTAGCTACTTCAGTTGGTTGCACAGGAACTATACTAACTCTTGGTTTAATTAATCGGGCTGTTTTTTGCATTTTTACCTTCTATAATATCAAAGATTCTTTTAAATCTTTTTTGTTGTTCATAGAAGTATTGGGCACCTTTTTCTCTCATGTCCTTCATACTGTTGGGATTACCTCCAGCTAGGATTCCAGCACCTAATACTCCATCTGCTCTTGTTACAAACTCACCGTCTGCTAATTGAGCTAACATTGTATCTTCGTCCTTATCTCCATTACCTGATCCGTCTTCAACATAACCTGAAGCTCTCACATAATTATTTGCATCATTCTCATCATGACTTACTTTTGATGGTAGATAATTAATACCACCTTGATTAAATTTTGGAATGGTTGCTAAACCACCCTCTTTCAATGTTGTTTTTGCTAAAGCATATGGGCCTAACATCATTTGTCCTGCTGGTTGATTTGCTTCAGGAATAAAAATATCATCATAAGGTTTTTCAACTCCTGTGGTAGGATCGATATAAGAAAACTTAGGTCTTTGTTTTGCAAATTCTGCGTAACCAACATTATATGTTGGAGTGTATATATCTTGTGGTTTTCTATCAAAAGCCCCACTCAAAAATGTAGTTGCGGCTATTGCTGTGCCTAGTTTACCTGGGCTTAATTCCATTTCTCCTGTATCAACTCCATCCTCAAATCTTTTTCTCATTAATAATTTTTGTAAAAAATTAGAAGGACTTGATTGGGTAGTTTGGGCAGTTTGATTTGCTAAAGCTGCTCTATCAGCCGCTGCAATTGCCTCCGCTACACCAGCATCTCCTGTGCCAGCACCTGCTTGCAATACATTAGAAGCTTGTTGTCCTCGCATTACTTGCGGTAACATTTGTGATATACCAGGTATCTGTGTAAAAGGTGTAAATTGATCTGCAGCCGCTTTAAAGCCAGGAACATTTAAAGCTGATCCACCTTGAAGTAAACCTTTGCCTCCATAATAACCTGCTGCAGCTCCAGTTATTCCACCTAATATTCTATTTAAACCTGAAGCTCCCGCTTCCTTATTCCTTTTGTAGCCTTGGTAACCACCGTAAGCAGCCAAAGCGTAAGGTAAGAAATTCAACATTATTTATTTACTCCTTTTAGATCTAAAGAAAGAATAATAGCATTTTACTTGTTTATAATCAACTCATCGTAGAAACGACCCTGATACTGATGTTCACCAACATGTATTATTGAATCATTAACATAAGCGTGACATTTACCACCTATATTGGTCCATAACTGACAGAATGAAAAGTCCTCCCCTAAAAATGTCTTTTCTATTGGGTCATGTGTTGTATCGAAAAAATTCCACATATTAGGTTTATCAACATATTCACCATTTATTATGGTCTTTTGCACTATTTTTTTATCAGGGTATTTTTCAATCATTTTTTCAATAACTGATCTTTTAATTAACATACAGCCTGTTGGAGCATCTGTTACCTCCATTACACCTTTGTTAAGATTAATGTTTTTAGTATCAGGAACTTTCATTGGATATGTGTGTAGAGCTCTTCTAATATCATCTGGTACTTTAATTTTATTCTCTTGCATTTTTTTAAATGCTTTTTCCCACATTAAAGTCTTCAAAGGATAAGGAACTCCAATAACATCTTTATCAGCTTGTAACATTGAAAAGATTGACTTTGCTTGAAAATAAATATCTGAATCAATAAATAATAAATGTGTAGCATCAGACTCTAAAAAACTAGCAACACAAAGATTTCTACCTTGAGTTACTAAAGATGATTTAATAAGTGAAAAGCTTAAACCTATTTTCTTTTTAAAACACTCTTGTTGAAATTCTAATAAAGCCTGTGTGTAGTGCAATGATACATCACTATGAACAGGTGTACCGACCAGTATTTTTTTTGAATATTTAGTTTTTTCTTTTACCGTATTTCCTTCTTTTTTCCATAATGGTTTAATAGCTAAGTCAAAATTTGATTGCACTTCTACTTTTTGTATAGTTTGATAAGTATCTTTATTAATAAATTTATCGTTTGGCATGAATAGCCCCTGTTAAAAAATTAGTCCACTCAGAGCCTTTTCTATCCCAACTATAAAATTTTTTATAAAACTTTTGTTGATCATCTAAATATTTTTGCATATCATCCTCATGCAAATAAACTTTTGAGGCATCTATTGCATGAGCAAAAGACTCAGCTAAAAGTTCATGATTTTTAGTATAGTTGACATATACAGGCCACTCTGAACAAATTTCAGGTAAAGCACCAAAATTGGTCGTAATTACATGTAGGCCCGCAGCTAACGCCTCTAAAGCTGACACACAAAATGTTTCTTCAAATATTGATGGATAAACAAACAAGTCATAATCTGAAATATGCTCTTTGATATATTCATGTGATTTATGACCTATATAATTAACATTAGGTAAAGATGAGGCTTGTTCATATAAAGGTTTAAAAGCTTTTTCATTACCCTCTGCAAACTCACTACCATAAACTTCACATGAGCTATACACGTCTAATGTGATATCTTTGTTTCTTAACATCTGCATTGCTAGTAAAAGCACATTTAATCCTCTCCAAGGTGTGCAATGGTGTATAATTCTAATAGGATCTCCTTTTTTATATACTTTTCTTTTAGGAAAATTATCAGCACCGTTTTTTATTACAACGCTTTTATCTTCTGGTATTTGAAAAAAGTATCTAAACTTTTCATAATTCCAATGTGAGTTAAAAACATACCAATCATACTCATTAAATCTGTCTTTATTTAAAAAAAATTCTTGTAGGTTACCTTGATCATATGAATTTTTCTGCCATAGTATATTTATTTTTTTTGGGTGCCATGGAACTTTACCTGGTATTGAAGTACATATTTGTACTTTATCTAATAAGTCTTTGGCTACGTATTTTTCTAACAGCTCATGTTGTATTTCAGTTGCGCCTCTAGGTTCCATTATTTTTTTGTAAACGCTTCAATATTTACCCTAGTTACTTTTATTTCTAAATCTTGTCTGAAATCATCAATGGTAGTATCAGTATTTGGATCAGCAACATCAGCATCAAATTCTGCCTTGTTTGCATAAACTTTACCTGTTCTTTTATGTTTAATAATTTCTTTAGCTTCAGCGGGTATTTTAGGTAAATCTGTCATCTTCTTCCTTGTCCGTTGTATTTCTTATACGATCTTTTTTCTGACTTTGAAAGTCTTTTTTTATGTCTTCCTGGTCTTTTACGAGGCTTTTGATGATGGTATATGTTAACACCAAATAAAGGTTTTTTCTTAGCCATTTTCCTGAGATCTATCTATTTGTGCATAACTTATTATACCCTGTAATTCATCGGCTGTTCCAGCTGTCATTTTTAAAACATCGCTCTCCTCTAAGACTAAAGTTTGACTTATGATGTTCACAGTTGTTGTTGCAGGAATCGGATTACCGTGTATTCTAAATGTTGATGAAGCTGAAGAATCAGTTACTTGCACAGATAAATTAACAGGGCTACCTGATGTATTATCTATTTGAATTTGTTTAACTAAACATCTAGCTCCAGATGGTGAGGTAAGAACAGAAGTTGTTCCAGTGCTTGATAAATTTATTCCTGCGTTTTTATATTGAATTGTCATGATAAAAAATAATTAAATGTGTCTTGTTCATTTTTAAGTTCTTGTTGATAAGATGTGTTTAACTTATCTTGCATTGTTCGTAAAGACTGATTTATTTGTCTTTGATTCTCTTCTGTATATTGAGTAGATGGCTCAGGTATAACAATGTCAATTCTTGCCATTATCTCATACCATCAGGTTGTATGTCGGCTCTAAATGTACCATATCGCCAACTCTCATTAGTAGTTGTATTCTCAACTTTTAAACTTGCAAATCTTGATCTAGCTCTAGTGTCAACCTTTTCTGTGGAGCTATTTATTGTAAAAGGTCCTAATGGAGAAGAGGCTGCCGTTTGTGCAGGAAACCTTTTTAAATTAATTGTTATTCTCGCGTTACCTTCTAATACTTTAAAATCAGGAATAAATCTTCTTATACTCATAAACATTTGTCCATCACCACCAACTGTTAAATCAAAATCGCCTGATTGTATAAAAGCTGGTATTGCTGTTCTAGCTCCAGACGCATCAACTTGATCTACACCTGTCTCGTGTTGATAATAAATCGTTGCACCATTAATATTTGTTACACCTTGTATTGTTGGAAAAGTAGGAACTGAACTTGATTCAAACTCGGTTGCGTAAACATTAGAGTATAATGAGGCATCCATCCAAGTAGTTCTGTTCAAAGATCCGGTGGCCCATATTCCGTCTTGATAATTGTAGGTTACACATCTATCAATCTCTGAACTACCATCCTTCGGATAAAACCATGTTATTTCTTCATAGAGATGATTTAACCCCGCATATACAGATTCGCCTTCATCATAATTTATACCTAAATTATCACCAGTTGTTTTAAAAACAAAATCTTCTACTAAACACGGTAAAGATTTTACAGTGCCATCATATACAAAAAATCCTCCCGACTCACCCATCCAATAAACAGCACCATTTACATATCTTATAGAATGTTGACCAATAGCACCACAATTAGATCCTACTTGTCTTACTGAGAAAGTAAAAGGCGGTCCTACAAACTGCATAACGTATGCAGATGTATCAGTTAAAATAAACGTATAGTCTTTTCCTTTTACAGCCCCTACAATTTTTGTTCCTGAATCTAATCTAAAAGATCCAGCTGTGTTTACTGATGTTGGTGTATAATCGGTTATATCTTCTTGATCAGAAAATCTAATGAATAATTTATCTTGTGAACCAGCTGTACCTATTGTTGTTTCAGTTCCTAACATTATTAGATGTCTATCTCTATCAGAAACTAATGACATGACTGAGTTAGTAGGAGCATTTGAAATAATAACAGCTCTTGTTGTTAGAGCATTAGGATCTGCGTTAATTGGATTCCACGAAAAAGATCTACCATTTTTTACAGTTGCAATTAATTGTTCACCAAAATTATCCAAAGACCAAGATGCAGGGTCTATTGCTAAAGTAGAAGATAATGAAGATTCTCCCCAAGCTGTAAAAAATTGAACTGCAGCACCTGAGGAGTGAGCAGATCTTGTTCCACCCGCATCTCTTGTTATACCAGTTAAATCATTTGATGATATACCTGTATAAGAAATAAATTCAGCACCAACTTTTATAGTGCCTGATGTAGGAAAACCTGTTGTTGAAGCGAGTGTTATAGATGTCCCTGAACCACCAGTTCCTGCAGCATCATCATTTAACGAACCATTTAATGTAGAGAATACTTGTTGTCCTCCACTCCAGGTTCCAGTGCCCCAACCAAATCCATAAGTCTGTGATAAAGATCCCGGTTTGATATACGGATTCACAACTGCAGATCCGCTTCCGTTGACCGTTGTCCCTGCAGCTGAGGCCATTGTTATCGTAAAGGTGTCATTTGTAGGAACAGTTACAACTTGAAATGTGTTAGTCGTAAAATCTCCAGCAGAGTATCCTGCGCCTACTGGAGGAGTTACAGAAGTAAACGTAAATAAATCTCCAGCTTCTAATGCGTGTGCTGCTTTGTTAACCGTTACCGTAGCTGATGTATTTACGGTATTAAAGGTACAACCAGTTAGTGCAGTGTCTAAAGGAGTTATATCGTAAAATGATCCTTCATAATAAACTACTAAAACTTTATTTGTACCTATGGCTGAATATCTTCTCCCATCCAAATCAGCCCAAGAAAATTGTTCTCTTGCAGCTCCTACAATAGTTGAAGCTAAAAGTTGCTCCCAACCTCCTATTTTTTCTGGAAGTCCATATCTAAATCTAACAAAGTCACCATCAATCCATTGACCCTCTGCACCAGCCTCTGTGACTTGTTTATTAAACCCAGGTTGTATCTGTACGTTTGTTAATGGCATTAGATATTATACCATATCTATTATTTTTTTGTAACTTCCTCAGAAGAAATCTCTTCATGGCCTCTAGATAGCACATTTGGCGTGGATTGGGACAGTTCAAACACAATATGCATCAAATGATTTTTAAAGTGTGGTAAATCCTCACTTCTTATAACAAAGCTGTTATTGTTGTTTTTTAATATTTCTATCTCATTATCTGTAAAAACCAAAGAGGCCTTTTTTTGTTCCTTGTCTATTATAATTTTCATTTAACTTTTTCCTATGGTAAATTCTGGGTATTTAGGTATTCCTAAGGTTTTCCTACCATCATAGATAGATTGAGCTTTTGGTCCGTTCATATCGACAAAATGTAAAAAAACTTGTGCATGCCAATCACCTAAAAATTCGTCCCTAGAATGTTTCCATTCACACCCTTTATATAAAATTGCCTCACCAGGTTTGATAAAATAATCTTTACCATCCATCTTTATAGGCCAATCATAAGTATTGCATGAATCTATAAATGCAGTCACACTATACTCACAAGCGTCCCTATCAATGTGTTCTGCTAGATATGCATATTTGTTGTAAATTCTTAAATAAGCGTAAGTTGGTTCTAAATTTTTTTTAGTTATTTCTCTAAGTTTTTTTAAAGATGTTATAGCTATCGCATCAGTCCATGAATCATGATGAGCACAAGAATTTGCACCGTCTTGTTGATCAAACTCTATATTGTTGGATCTTAAATATATTTTAGAAACTAATGATAAATACTTTCTTAAATCCTCAGATAAAAAATCTTTTATAATTATGGGTTCTTGCATTATGGCATCCATCCTACTACTACATATCTTGTTCCACTAGTTACTGGATTAACTTTATGTGGGAACATAAAATTGCTAGGAAACAAAAGACAAGAGTTAGCTTTTGGTTTTACTTTTAATATTTCTTTGTTAAGTAAATGAAATTCAAAATCACCCCCATCATAATCATCATTTAATATATAACTAAAACTAAATTGTCTTGGTGCTGTTTTTGCATAATCTGTGTGCGTGCGATAATGACCATCATCTTCATATTTTAAAACTTGAATATCCATATCATAGTCATGATGTTTTATTGGAGAGTCATTTCTACTAAAAAATTCATTTAACAAATATGAAAACTGACGAACAAGAAAATTATACCAAAGCAATTTTGTCATTGCAAAAGTATCATCTTTATTAGGGACAATAGCCCAATTATTATTTAAGCTTGCTCCTTTTACTTTCCTTAAATTAGAATCTATTTTTATATCACCTCTATCTCGATTATTTATTATTCCCTGATCAAAATACTGCAAATCGTTTTTTACAAATTTTAAAAATTTAGCGTAAGATCTTGAATCAAAAAATCCTTCTTTTAATATTATAAATTCTTTTATGTCCATTTTGTTTTATTCTTATTAAATATTTTGTTCTTATAATTGTTTAAAAAAGACAAATTCCAAATTTTTCCTAATACTTTTTCTGTTTCTTTGGGTGTAATTTTCATTTTCCAATCATCTCTTTTAAAAGGTATTATTTGCACATAAGGAGTGCCTCTTGCAATAGTCAAATCGGTGTGTCCGTATTTTTCATGATTTATGACTATGGGAAAATTAACTTCTAATGGATGCCTATCAGTATGAACTATACCACTTATTATAGAGAAAAAATCTTGTTGTTTATTGTTTAATGGATCTGTAAATAAACAAGAGTAGCCTGTAGGTGTTTTTATATGCCACGGATTACTAATCTTAGGAAAAGGTAACCTACCATTTTTTTCTACTTGTGGGGAACCCTCTAATTGATTTATTGGATGAGGATCCGCCATATCAATATTTAAACCTTTGGTATCAAAATATCTTTCATTAGACATTTCCAAAGAAGTCATAACTATGGTGATGGGTTTTCCATTTTTATCTTTTTGCGTGCCGTGTCTGATGTGATAATCAACTGGTGTTTTTAACAAATAACCATTAGTTAAAGTTTCCATAAAAGGCATACAACCTTTTATAGTTCTGTCAAAGATATGTTTATGGCTTTTAGTGCCGTGTGGTAATTTTTTGTACCATTCAGGTATATTAAATTTAATTGGTGTTGGAAAATTATCTTTTAATTTATAGTAATCTTTATGTGCAGAAAATTCGATTTCCATAAATTAACATATACATTATATTAATTTTATTACAATCTTTATAAGTTTTAAAAAATTTCGAAATCAGCAGCCCAATCTATCCCTTTATCCACAGCTATTTCACCAAATTGTAGGCTAAGAGGGAATGTATAATTATCAAATGTTTTAGTTTTCATTTCTTCAATACAACCCGCAGCTTTAGAATTATGAGGGAAAGGTGGTACTTGCATATCATTTACAGTTTGTTGTAAAACCTCTAAGCTATCGTAAGCTTGATTATTATCACTCCAAACTAAAATATTGTTGTCATCATAATGAACAGATTTTTTGCCCAACCTTAAATCTTCATACTGTTCGTCAGTAATACTTACAATTTTATAAGATGAGTTTACACCTTTAGAAGCCAAATCAACATCATCCTTTGCTATACCATACATTGATCCAGGTGCATTTGGTGCAAATTTTAAAAAAACTACTTTTGCCATTTTACGCCTCCAATACTTGTAGTGAACCACCGTTTCCAGCTGCTCCTGATCCACCTTTAATACCAGTTTGGAAACTTAAACGTAAGTTACCAGTTTTTATACCATACGTGTTACTGTAATCTGCAGTAGCTCCCGGAGCATTACCAGGTGTGCCATCCACTTTTTGTGGACCTGGAGTAGCTCCACCGGATCCACCGGTTCCACCATTAGCGGTGAAATTGTGAAAGGTTGTGTTTCCTCCTCCTGGTCCAGGATTTCTACTCGTGCCAGCGTTGCCTCCTGGTGCAACAGAGAATGAAGCTGAAAAAGGTTGAGAGATATTAGCACTGTAAACACCATACCCTGGGTCTCCTCCTTGACGTGCAGGCCCTTGTCCCGCACAACCTTGGTCATGACCACCGCCACCGCCACCTGCGCACATATAAGCCATAACTGCTGATCCATTTCCAGGACTGTTATACGTACCACTCTGACCTGCAGAGGCTGCTAATCTAACTATAAAACCCGATCCGCCTGCGCTTCCTGAAGCCGCTGAAGTCACACGACCTTGTGCATCAACTGTAATGTCTGCAGTTGTGTAAGATCCAGCAGTAACAGCTGTGTCAGCTAACTGATTAGGACCAACTGCATCATTTGCAATTTTTGCTTGTGTTACTTGAAGTGCAGAAATTTTTGCTGTTGTAACTGCATTATCAATTATTTTTGCTGTTGTAACCGCATTACTAGAAAGTTGTGCCGCTCTTACAGCATTGTCTGCTATCTGTGCATTGTCTACTGCATCATTAGCTATCTGAGCAGTACCTATCGTTCCGCCTAAAGTATCAAGTGAAACTTCATTTAAATTTGTTCCATCAGCGTAAGCGGCATAAATTTTTTGTGCATCAGGACTAAAGCCTGTTCCTGAAGCAGTTTTAATTGTTAAATTTGTTGGATTAGTGACTGCTGTGCAATCAAAAATATAAAATTTTTCTATAGAATCTGGAACAGTACAAACTGTTGAAGAACCTGCAGTGATAGTTGCAAATTTAATTACAAGATTTCTTGCGTTAGAAATAGCACCATCTGACATAACTAAAGCTACTGTGCCTCCAGATGAAAGGGTAATTTGTTCAAAACCCCCTATTGCTTGTTGTACTAAATTTAAATTGGTATTTGTTTTATCACCCCATGTACCGGCATTTTCTCCAGTAACCATTAATTCTAATTTTAAAGATGTAGAATAATTACTTGTCATAAAAATTTCTCCTTAGTATGGTCGTATTTTAACTTAATTAAGCAGCCAAATCAACCTCTGTCCATACATTATTTACACCAAGGTCTACCTCTTGCCAAGGTGTTAAATTTACAGTGCCCACAGATGCTGACATTTGTATGCCTGTAACATCAATACCTGCAGTTCCAGTAATAGTTACTGACCCTATAGAACCTGATAATTGTTGTCCTGAAACACCTACTATCTGGCTAGGGATTTCAGAATGTTGTCCAAGGGACATAGTAGCTTGAACCCCTGTAGCAGATTCAGTAGTAGTCTGCGTTAAGCTAAAAGATCCAAGGGTAAATGTGGCAGCTATACCAGTTACATCCACAGGTGTTTTTAACCCTGCAACTGTATTTCCAATTGATCCTGTTAATGATCCTGCACTTGTTACAGTAACATTAGCATCTGCCTCAAACGCTAAACTACCTATTGTAAAATCAAGCTGATCTTCAGCAGCAAAGACTGTTATGTCTTGATCAATTTTAAGTGAGAAACTTCCAAAGGTAGAACTTAATTGACCAGCACTAGTGACTGATACTGTTACATCTGTAAACGCATTAGCAGCAGGAAAATTAATTGTAGAGGTTAATTGTTGTCCCGTTGGTGCAGCAGAAAAAGCCTCACCCCAAGATAGATTACCCCAAGTTCGTCTACCCCAACCAATACCTGTTAGTTCTGATTCATCAACTGTTGCTGATCCAATACTTGATGTAGCAGATGAACCAGTAACAGGAACTCCAATACCAATAACAGTACTACCGGCTGATATCGAAGATGATAAACCGGTTGCCTCAAAAGTGAAAGATATTCCTGCTTCTTCTGCACCTAATGATGATGATAAAGATATTCCAGAAACTTGTACGTTTGCATCTCCAGTTTGTGTAACGGATGCAATACTAAATGATGCGCTTATTCCTGTGATTGTAGGTTGTGAACCAGATAAATCACCCCATTCATTTTCACCCCAAGTGTCACCACCCCAACCTACTTGAATTTCGTTGTCTACTACGATATTGCCAATACTAAAGGATGCACTTAATCCAGTTGCAGTAACTCCGACATCACCTTGTGCTGCCCAGCTACCAGCTCCCCATTCAAGTGCACCCCATGTATTTGACATTCATTACAGTCCTTATGCTAATCTTAAAATTGCTGCAGATGTTGTGAACGCAGGGAACTGAATTGTAAAAGTTCCAGACGTTGCAGTTTTATCACCGCCAAAATCTAACACAGCAACTGCATCAGTAGTTCCTGAACCACCGTCAGTCGTTGTATTATAGATTAATGCACCTCTTGCTGTAAGAGTCACACCTACGAAAGATAAATCAGCAAAATCAGTAATCGCAACTGAAGATGAAACTTTAACACCTTGGTTAACCAAAGCTTTTCCGCCAGCAGTGTAACCTGATGGTGATGAAACTTCGTTTGCAGTTGCATAGTTTGTTGTTGACTTACCTAAAGTTGCTGAACTTGTAAACATCGCTAATTTGTATGTATCAGACGATGTATCAAAGTCATGTTTACCTTGTAATAATTCTTTTTTAAAACTATCACAAATTGCATTTGTTGTTATTGCCATAATTGTTCTCCTTAACTTGTTGTGTTTGGAGATGGAGAGGCTACCTTAACTCTTGGTACACCGTCATCATACTCCGCACGTCTTCTTCTGCCCATTTGTTGTAGGGCAAAATTTTGTATCTCTTCATCATACTTTGTTTTATAGAGGTTGTATAGATCCATGGGACCTTTTAAAAATCTAAAAGCCTCAGACAAAACTCCGTGTAATAGCATTGATTCTTGGTAGGTAGACAAATAAGTATTGTTTGTGGATGTAAAATTAGGTGGGTCTTTTATATAATTAATTTGAACTGTATCTGCAGCCGCAGGAGTAGGAGCAACTAATATATTGAAATCATCGTAGTTAGCAAAGTATTTTGGTGTCCCTTGTGCTCCTGTGCTATTGAACTCAGTTATAAAACTAATATCTCTTTTTTCTAAAAATGTTCTGACACCTGAAGAAACATGTTCGACTGATCTTAATATTAATGTATCTGAGGGCATTGATACAGCTCTATTACCAGCTGTGAAAGTTGATGTTGCATACTTTCTTAAATCATCATAATCAACTTTACCAGCAACATCTAACTCAACTGATCTTATGAAATCCTGAATTATAGCATCTGTTAATACATTACTATCTACTTCAGTGTAGTTTCTTACTTGAGTTAAAAAATTTGCGTGTGTTATAGCCATTATGTAATACTCACTGTTATTGAACCTAATAAAGCATCTAATTGTCTTCTTCTATTTTGTAGAGACGGATCTTCTGGTTCCATCGAATTTATATTTGTAGATAATGATGGATCACTATGAGTGGCTACAAAAGACTCAGTTCTAAAAGCAAATTGGCCAGGTAATGTCAAATTAGCAACTCCAACAACTGTACCACCTGAATCTGAAATAGTTTGATCAGAAGTTGCATCATTTATAAATTCCTGATTTGGCTGTTGAAACTTCATTACTCTCGAATTTTGTAAAGCAATAGCATCAGCAACAGTTCTTCTACGTCTGATCTGTGGATGTTTTGGTTCAAACTCTGATATGTGCACTAATGAACCGTTCCACTCTCTTACCATTTCTACATAAGGAAACTCCATACCTGATCTATCAGATATGGCTTTTGAATTTTTTCCTGTCGCAAATTTAGCCATAATTAAACACTCGTAGGGTAAAATGATTGAGGAGTTATAAATGTAGATGTTCTTTGACCATCCTCATCTAATGCTCTTTTTAATTCGTCTTCATATATTAATTTATTTTGTTGAACCATTTGTGGAGCAACTTTCATTGCCAAATAATATGCCAAGCCTGCACACATACATGGTAAAAATCTATAAGCCACATCTGCTTGATTAGTGTATACACCTGCGTCCTCAATTCTTTTAATTACATAATATTTAACATGTGTATAAGTATTAAGATCGGGTGCTTGGTATAAATATATTTTTGGTGTTGTTTGTCTTTCAACGTAGTATTGTGACGGAGTACCAGTAGAAAGTTTATTTGGTAATGCAGCATATGCTGATCTATCAATTTTTGTTAATGACACATCTTGTGTAGAAGAACTCTCAGCAGATATAGATGTGGAAGATATAAAGGCCTCTAAAACATCACTTACATCTGATGTAACAGAATATTCTGCTTGACCAGAAACAAGCGCATTCTCATCCAGTTCTACTTTCCATAAATGAATACCTCTATTACCCCACTCTGCAAAAAGTAAATTTAAAGAAGTTCTTGCAGATTTTAAATCATATCCTGAGTTAGTTCTTACTGCACATCTTTGATAACCTTCTTGTATAATATCATCAATATTTAAATTAAAAGCTGTAGTTCCTGAAGTTGCCATTATAAAATATCCTTATAATAATCTGCCATACCACCCATGCTTTTCTTAGCAATTTTTTCTAATGTAACAGCTTGTGCAGCATGTGCTTTCGAAGCTTTTTTTAATTTGTTGGCAACATTTTGTATGCCACCCTTACTATTTAATTTTATACCTTTTTTCCTAGCTGTTTGTTTATCAAACATTGCTTTTGCTTTCTTAGCTTCATTTTTAATATAATTTATTAAAGCTCGTCTTGTTTTTCTCATTTCCTTAGTAGTTTTTTTCACACCTGCTTTTCTAGATCGACCTAAAACAAACTGAGTCATATTTAATAATTCTTGAGCCTTAAGTCTTTGAGTGTCTAATTTACGTAAGCCTTTGATTTCTGATTTTGCTGCTCCTGTTCTTTTTTTTATTTCAGGGTCATAGTCTTTTTTTATTCGAGCTGCTAACTTTTTCTTGAATCTTTTAAAAGGTTCTGATCTTACAGCAGCTTTTATTCCAGTTCTTAATAAGCCACCTGCTAGTTTTTTTTCAACTTTAAATACCATACCTACTGGTTTTATTTTAATAGTTCTTTTTTTCATTTTGGTTCGTAGTTCCTTAGTTTTTGTATGTCTCTTTTAGTTAATTTTCCAGAGCCATGTACTTTGATACCATATTTTAAATCTGTTTTTGCGTCTTTTCTCTTTCCTGCTCCTCTAACCTTAGATTTCATGATATCAGATATTTTTCTTCCACCAGATTTTTTATAAGCTTTATAACTAGCTTTAATTCCTTTTGTTAGTAATCCACCTAACAACATTTTTTTATACATTATTTAAATCCTTTCAACATATCGCCATAGTAACTTTCATAACTTTTATTGGAAATATATTTACCGTCTATTTCTGATTTTATATATGATCCAATATATTTTTCTTCTCTTTGAGCTTTGCCAGGAGCTTTAGATATTGTTTGAGAAAACATAGCTCTACCCATAGCTGCTTTAGTAACTTTTTTTTCTACACCACTTATTGTGCCTTTATTCTTAGAGGCATAGAATACGGCTTTACCTTCTTTTTCACCATATTGGTCTTTCATAGATTTCATTATTTTTTTACCTTTTTTATTTAGTGGCATAATTCTCCTATTTGGGCTGATATTATAACATTTTTAGGCTTTAGTATACAGTCTTACCTATATCTTAATAAATTCAATATTTTCTTTATCTTGAGTGTATTTTTCGTCAACTCCATCAAACATACAATTCCATGAAATAATAATTTTATTATTTGTGGTTTGTAAGGGAGGGGCTCTATGTATCAAAAAAGATGGAAAAAATAAGATGTCTCCTTCATTGGCGTCTAACCTGAAACGTCTGTTTAAGTTATCAGGATATAAAAATTGAGTATAACAACTCATATGATCTGTAGGTAATTTTAAATAATAAACTCCGCTATAGTTATCTCCATGAACATGCCAACCGTGAACGCTATTTTGTTTGTATTCTTGAAACCATATATCATTTAAGATAACTTTTTTATAACCCATTTTTTTAGCAAAAACGTTCAATTGACTATAAATGGGCCCTATTATTTCTTTTACCCAATCACGTTCAAAGTCTTTTGATATTTTCCAATCAAATTTATCTATTGCATCGTCATTATAATTTTTATCTTTAAAATCACTTGCGTTAATTTTTTCTATTAAAGTTTTTTTTAAATTATCGTGTTCGAAAAATTTAGTTTTATATATTGGAAATTTTATGCCAAACTCTTTTATCATTTAGACAAACAAATCTACTGCTTTACCTATTATGGGTTTATATTTTGTTTTACCATCTTCTCTATATGCATGTAAAAAACTAGCTCTAGGTGTTGCTTCGGTATAACTACAATGTATCCATCCACTATTAGGTTCACCTGGTGTGTAAAACTCTAAGATTAGCTGGTCATATGGAAGCTCCCTTTTAATCCAATCAGCGAGCTCACAATTATCCACACCAACACATTCGAAGTCTGCGGCCTCGGCCTTGGCGTGCTGTGAATTTGCAGAACTACCAATAGCCATACATAATTCTACGCTACGGAAACCGCTGGTTATCTTTACCCTGCCAAAATGGTCACGTATCGGCTGTAAAATTTTTTCACATAAATTTTTTAATTTTTCTATCTGTTCCGCATTAGGATTATTGTTTATACCCTTACGTATTGCAGTATCTGATTTAGTTAGCTCAGAAAGAGTAAAATTACGTGATAAATTCATGTTTTTTATCCTTCCTATTATATACTTTTTTTGATTTAATTATACGTTGTTTGAATCTTCTATCCCTCAATAATTTTGCCATATTATTGCGTTTATTCAATGATGAGTTTTTTGATTGACCTTGAGCCATCAATATTATCCTCTAATTCTGCCTTACCCTTCCAACATTTGTATGTAACAGACTCAGAAAAAGTCCTCTCCGCTTCGCGTTTCCCGCGCAAACACATCGCCATTGAGTCTTGCAGTCGTGCCTCTTTAATTTCTCCATTTATAAACATAAGTAATCCTACAACAGCTTCTATCATACTACTTTACCTTTGTTTTCACCTTCTTTAATTACATATCTCTGTGTACCATTCTTACCATGTTCTACAGATTTTTTTAATTCTTTTACATAATTCATCTGTTTAGCTTCTTTGTTTACATGTGTTATGTAATCTAAAATTTTTCTAGTTATTCGACCCGTTGCCATTGTATTTGTACTCTCTGTTTGCATCTTTTAATTTTTCTATATCAGATAAAACCTTGTCCATTTGTTTAGTTAAAAACTCGATGTTCACTTTATTTAAAGCCATATCCTCAATGTGTTTGTTGATACGATCGGTAGTCTTATAAAGATCCTCCAACATCATGTATTGCTCGGAATCTGCCGGAAGACTCCCCATTTGACCCCGCGGCCACTTGATTCTAAACTCTGTGTTCTGTTCAACATCCTGCTCCATTATTTTAATTTTAGTGTCTGCAATGTTTAGACGTTCAACCATCTGAAAATAGCCCATGGTACCAAGTGCTACAATTATAATCAGAGAGGCAACTGTCTTCATAGGCATTTGGACAGCTGCCGACTCTGATATTGTTAATGGTTTTTTACTCATTTTCTCCAATCAAAAAGCCATGATAAATACCACCTCCACATAGCTTTTATTTTACTTTTAATTTTCTCCCACATAATCGTCCCCCTATTTCTTATTTTTCATTTGGTAGAACATTTTATCAGAATCCTCGGTTACTAATCTAGTGTCTTCTGCATCCCAATAAGTGGTTTGTACCTTGTAATCTGGCCAAGAATTATCTGTCGTATAACTGTTAATATGCCATAATAAACGATTATTTGGTTGAGCTGCGTAATTACCATTATCGAGCTCTAGTATGTGTGCACACTTATGTTCTTGCGGTATTTCAGAATGTTCTACATCTAATATGTTTACGTCAGGATGTGCCCAGTCAATGGTAAATAAATATTTACCATGATAAAATTTTTTATCTAATCCTAAAAATTTTCCTTTTACGCCATCCAACCAATCAAAACAAGTAACACTAGGCCAGTAACTGAAACAGTTCCACAATTCCAACTCGTGCGGCTGCATATCGGGCACTTTGGTTCTATCATATGATTTTTGGAAAAACGCTGAGATAGGCAGTCTCCAATAGCACGCACCGTTGGGTAACATGATATTAAATAGGATAGCACGCCCTGAAATACTTGTAAGAGCAAAGATAACACAATCTTCACTTTCTCCATGATGCTCTTTAAGGTCATACAGATATTCCTTTCTTACTTTACAATATATTGGAGGTAGATTTGCGTTCAGATATGCCATTTTTATATTTGTTCCTCCAATATTCTTTTCTTTCTAATCTTCTTATTCTATAATCAAATTTGTCTAAACCCAATAGTTTAGAAAAAAAAGTTTTTAACATTTCCATCTTCTTCTCGCTTGTCTAAGTCTTGAATTAGGATCTTTAGCAGCTTTTGGAAACTTCTTCATTTGTCCTAAACTTCTAGCACAAAATGATTTACGTCTCTTTGCATCTTTTGACCCAGGCTTGACTTTACCTGTAACTGCAGTTTTTAACTTTGATCCAGGATTTGCTCGTCTGTAAGCGGCCACTCCTGCTTTTGTCATTCCAGCACCTTTTTCTGTAGGTCTAAAATTTTTTTTATTTCTTTTAGGCATTACATCACCGCCTCTTCTATAATATTTTTTAAAATAAACGCCTTTGTAATCGCCTGTTATGTCTATTCCCATTTCAGATTCTGGAAATAAATTAGGTAGGTGTTTTTTACTCATTACACCTCTTCTAATTCTTATCCCGGTGTCACCTTTTTTTCCAAAATCTTTTTCTGTAAGATAGCCTTTGCGTTCTTTCTCTGTGGTCACAGGAGATAGACCAAAATCATACTTAATTATTTTTTTATCTTTTAATTTAGGTCCTATAAGATCTTTAGATTTTTTTTCTCCTGATCTAGCCTCAGGTTTTTTATTTATTAACGCAATTTTATTAAACTTATCCATTTAATACTAAGCATCAAAATAAACAGTCACCGAATTACAACTTGCTTCTGAAAAACTTACAAAAGCACCATTTTTATAAAGGATTCCATCTTGTGGAATGTTAATAGTGCTTATATCTCCCTCAGTTGCAGTTGTTCTAACTGTCAATAATGAAGTTCCAGAAATACTTTGGTTTCTTACCTCAACACTTCCAATCGCACCACCTGAACCTACGTTTGCTTGTCTCACTCTTGTTCTGCCTTGAAAAATACTTCCAAAAACATCAGCAGTCATTCCTAAAGAAACGTTTGCTGCAGGTTGTGCACTAACTGTTGCAGAAGTTATTGTTAGAAAAGCACCTGTAGTTCCGGACGTGGTTGTCGCTGAACCTGGTAATGTAATCACCTCAGTAAGAGCATCTCCATTTTCATCTGTTCCAACAATAGTTATTGTTTTTCCACCATCACTTGAACCAGTTGTAGTAGCTGTAATTTTTCTAGCTGTGTTAGTGCCAAAAGAACTTTTTGCTAAAGTAAACGTAGTTGTTGGTTGAGCAGCAGCGGCAACAAAAGAAGCAGAAGAAGCGTTTGTGTCTATAAAAGTTTTTGACTTTACGTCACCCATGTACATTTTTTTTTCTCCTATGTTTGTGGCTCCCGAAGGAGCCACTAGTTATTTATTAGCTCCAAGGATTAGCAAATGTTCCATTACCAATCAATTGTGCACTTATTTGCCAGTTCAAAGCAGAGATTGCTCTACATTGAATTTGAGCTCCCATAAGTCCACCTTTTGTGGTTGCAGTTAATGTTAAAGTATCTGTTGAACTTCCATTAAATGCTGTTACTGCTCCTGGATCTGTAGCCGTATTATTGTAAATTGCCATTCCTCTAAATACATCAGCAGATGAATGACCAGCCGCAGTTCCTGCATTTATTGTAACAGTATTTGAACCCGTAAGGTTTTCAATCATGATAAACTCATACATAATTCCGACATTGTTGGCAGAATTTGGGTCACCCCCTGGTCCTGATGAAACAGAATCAGCTGTGCCTACGATAGCCGGTAAATTAAAAACAGTAGTAGCATCAGTAATTGTTAATACTTTACCTTGGTATTTATTTATATCACTAGCACTATCAGATACAGTACCTGTTATTGCTTGTGCCATATTAGGACCCGAACCTAAAAACCCGTTAAGAGATCTTACTGGACCCGTAAATGTTGTTTTAGCCATAATTTCCTCCTATGTGTATAGCCGTTTTCATTATGTCGTCTCTATACCGTCTGCCTAGCCAGTCGACATAATTAATTTATACTAGGTTTTTTTATTTTATATTATTAAGTGTATTAAGTCTACTAGTCCCAATTCTTTACTTCTTCCATATTAAAACTTATTCCATATTTTGGTTCATCACTATAATTTGGAGAACACCCGTGCTTTAAAAATGGACTAAATAAGGCAAAAACACCTTTTTCCGGCTTTACTTCTTGATTTATATCTGGAAATTTTAAAAGTTGTTCTGATGCATTTAAATATATAACTCCAGACCAAAGGGATGATTGATGGTCGTGATAGTTTGTTTTTTGACCTTGACGCATTTCCATCCCCCAAGACTCAGAAAGCCTATAAGGATTAAATTTTAAAAAACTATCAACGTATTCTATTAATTTACTCATAATTATATTAAATTTTAAATCTTTGTTGAAAAAAAACCATGAAGTCATAGGGCTTTTTACGTTAGTTTTAAAATTCATGTTATCCTCATTAGTAATCCCATTTTTTATTTTATTAATAAAATATTCTGAGTCTATATCGATAACACCTTGTATGAAGAAATAGTCGACTTCTATTTTCCTGTTAAATACTTTGTTAATAATCACATTTTTATTTAACACAAAAAAAAGGGCGGTGCAAATAAATACACCGCCCTAAATTATTAATACTGTTAATTAGTATTAGCTAGTTGGTAAATTTCCATTACCAAATACACATCTTGGATCAGAAAATCCAAAAGAGTATCTTTCTCTAGCTTTAAATCTAACGTTACCAGTATCGAAGTCACCTTCCATCGCTGTTTTGATTGGTGATCTAACAAACATTTTGAATCCGTTAGGTACATCAGTCAATAAGAAGTAAGAGTCAGTATCAGTTAAGAAGTTATTTATTACATAACCTTCTGGTACCATACCCATGCTTCTAATAGCGTTGATGTCATTATCAGCAGTCGCTGTTCTCATAGGTGACTTCATTAGTCTCTCAGCAGTAAATTGTAATTCTTTTGGAATTATCATTTTTCTACCTTGAGTTGCTATTCTAAGTCCTCTTTCATCTACGAACCCAGCAATGTCAATTAATGACTGCTCAAGTGAAGTTTCGTTAAGGTCTGCAGCTGTAGCAAGAACATTTGAAAAAGTTCCGCCTGTTGCAAGTGGGTGAGCATTTCCGATTAAGGATTCACCGTCACCACCTGTTACAGTTGTAACTTGTGCATTGTTCAATACGTTTGCAGCTTTAACTTGCTTCGTATTTGCCATAGATCTTGCAAGAGCTCTTGTGTATCTTGCAGCTAATCTATCATATAGGTTATCTTCGATTGCTTCCTCAGTGATTGAAAATGCAAGCGCGATTGTTTCGTGTGTGTATCTTGCTGTGAAAGTTTCACCTGCTTGATCAAACACTACTCCAGCACCTTCTTGTTTAACCGGTGCAGAAGCAAATCCGCTTAACATTACTTCCTCTTCGAAAGCTCTGTCAGATGTTTCAGTATTATAAATCTCAGCATGCTGATTTTCATATCTACTGTACTCCAGGCCGAATAAAGCATTCAAACCTGGCTCTAGTTCTTTAACTAGTTGTGATCGTGATATTGCCATAGTTATTCTCCTCTATTTATTATAGGCCTGTTCCACTTCTGTAGAAGTGATTGTTTATTCTAACAAGAACATTAGCATTCGCATTAGCTGTGTCCGAGTTATCTGGATCTTGCGAAATGTCAATCGCCTGAATGACGAAAGTAGTCGCTGTTCCAGAAACTGAAACATCTAATTGCGCTTTTGATATTCCTGTTGCCGTAACACCAGTAGTGTTAGTAACTGAGTAGTTTTTGAAAAGATCTGCTCTAGTAAAAGCCTCGTCTGCATCTATCAAAAATACTGCGTCTGGGTCATCAATAACAAATGCTGTAATGTCATCTGCTGCGATTCCACCAGGGTAGTGATTTTTGAATGTAGGCTTTTGAGTAGTTGGATCTGTGTAAAACACTCCGTTAAAAACTCCCACTACAGCATCAGATGTGTTAGCACCATGCTTTTCAATATTACCAGATGTTTTAGGTTCTACTAAATCACCTTGGAAAATTGCAGTTGCATAGCCACTAGCAATCGTGTATCTGTTTTGGGCACCTACTAATGGTGTACCGTCAAGTTTTCTGTAAGGTCTTAGACCAAACTTTTCACTTACGTTAGCCATAGTTGTTTTCTCCTTTTATGTTTATTAATCCAAGCTACTTAAGTAGGTATCGCAAAAAAATTATTTTTTACGAGAACCGCCAAAGGTAACTCTAGACTGCCTTTCAATATTGATCGGCATGTCCGGGTGTTGTTCCTTCATAAGATCTCTGTCTATCGCGTCCGTTCGGTCTTGAGTAATTTTTCTAAAATACTCAGCACGTGACTTCAATATCTCCAAAGGTATCCTTGCCAACACAAGGCCACCAATTCCGACTAAACCAGCATGTTTTCCTTCGTGGAGAACTGGATATTCATTTGGGCCAATTTCACTTAAAAGTGTTTCAGCTTTAACAAATTCCCAACCCTCTCTAAGTTTTTTAGATACATTAGCTGCATCTTCAAAACCTGCAGTCGCAGTTCTTATCCATCTATGTGCATAACCCTGCGGGGCAGCTGGCGCATCCAAACTGGATGGTGGAGTCCAATCTTTTTTACGAGTTTCTTTCTGTCTCGTAACAGACTCGCGTGAAGTTTTAATTTTTTCCATTTTATGCTCCTTCCTTCACGTATTTTGCGTATTCCTCTAGTGGCACTCCTAATTTCTTAGCAATAACTACCTGTGATTTAGTGAGTTTCACAGACTTGCGTCCCCCTGATCTTCTACTAACTGAAGCTACATTTTGGACGGGTGTAACTTTAGTCTCTTCTTCAGCTGAAGATTGAGCAAACTTTTGAGGGAAATACTCCTTCATACGTTTGTTGATTTGATTATAATACTCATCAGAATCTGAAGCAACCCCCTGCTGAATTAAGTCTTCGTGGATGCCCATCGCGGCACTCGTAAGGACTCTATCAGTTCCAAACCACTCATTATCTTCTGCCCATTTTTGAGCTTTCTGACTTATTGGTGGTTGTTCAATAGTTTGTTGTTGAGTCTCTGATTCGCTTTGTTTTTTCTTAGCCTCTTTTTCACCAAGAGACATAGAAACTTTTTCTTTCTCAACCGCTAATTTAGTTAAGGCATCATTAGCCTCCATTATTTTATCAGCATCTTGAGATTCAATTGCAGTTTTAAGATTAGCTTTTACTTGATCTCTTTGAGCATCAATTCTAGCGTCATACTCTTTTAGATAATTAGTATCAGTCTCCTCAAACTTTGATTGAGCAGTTTCATACTTGTCTTTAAGACCTTTTGCATAATCCAAAGCTGCTTTTTCTTTTCTTTCAGCTTCTCTTACTTGAAAAGTAAGTTTTTTTATACGTTTTTGAACTTTGTCAGAATAATCTTTTAGTTCACCTTCATCTTTATTTTCTTTATTTTCTTCTGACTTAGTTTCTCTCTCGTTTTCAAACGATATGTCAGTACCATGATCTTTTTCTTTTTCATAGGTCCTCTTATCGTTATGCTCTGTATACCCTAAATCAACCTCTTCCTTTGGAAGTTCAGTCGCTTCAGGTTCTTTCGGTGTTTCTTTTATTTCAACCGATTCTTCGTTGACACCATCTGTGTCTAACTCCACTTCGGGAGCTTTACTTTTATCAACCATATTTCCTCCTTAGTAATGGTGCAAAATATCACGTGGATTTTTAATTGTGCTTATGATTTCATCATCATTTAACACTCTAACTTCTCCACCTTCTATCTTGAATCTTGAACCTGCATACCTACTGAATATTACCCAGTCATTAACTCTGCACCATGGCCCAAGAGGAAACTTCTCTTTGTCTCTATAACAAAGGTTTCCCATCTTAAGGATAAGACCACATACGGTTGTCATCTGTATGGTTTCTTGTGTTGTATCAGAAAGTAAAATACCACCTTTTGTTTTTTTAGGACCAGCATAAGGTAAGATTAACATTCTATACCCAGTTGGTGTTGGTAGTCTTTCTAATAGTGAATCGTTGATCGCTTTTGGATCAAGAACTGTAGAAATTTGCTCCTCTGGTTTGTACGAGTCTTCTAATTTCTCAGTCCGTTTCGGTTTCTCCGTGGACGTTTGCATCTCTTAACTCCTGTTTGTTCAGCAGGTCTTTCAGTTCCTGTTGCAAATCTTCTAAAGATTTGATTTGACCCCTAACATATTGTAGTTTTTCTAGGGTGTCAACACTATATATAGCGGCTGTTTTAAGAGTTTCAAGTTGCCTTTTAATTAAAGATTGTATTTGAGTTACTGTGAACGGTTCCATTATGTCATCCTTTGTAAACACATTTTGCTTGCACCTGAACCTATAATATTAAAATTCCAATACGCTAACAATTTTGCAATATCTTCTATTACGTAAGTTCGAAAATCATCAAATACAAATCTAGTGCCTTTTCTAGATTTATCTGCAAACCACAACGCTTCTCTTAAAACATCTTGTGTTTTATGTGGTCCATCAAAATAAACTAAATCAAATATAATATCTTTTGTTGTGTTTGATTTCATATACTCAATATCTGTGCAATGTTCCAAAATAAAATTTTTGTTATCAGCAAAATCTTTTAAAAGTTGAATTCTCATCGCATCACTATAATTTGATTTATATTCTGGAGATTTATCATAATGTTGATATGTAATATCACCATATGGGTCTATACCTATATGCTCATATAAAACATTACCTATTCTAGATTTTATAGCTAACATAATTACTTGTGATCCAAGTCCCTCACGAACCCCTATTTCACAAGTCTTTACTGATTTTGGTTTATCATAAAAAGGTAAAGTTTCGCACCATATTTTTAATAATTCATATTCGGTGCTATCACCTCTAATTGTCATGAGGGGACTATATTAGTTTTTTATGATTTTGCAAATGTTTTAACATTTGTAGGTTTACCACCTACGCCTTGTGCTTTAGCTCTTTTTCTTGCAACGGCACTCCGTCTCTGGGATTCTGTCATCCTTGCCGCTTTGGCAGCAGGGACGCACTTTGGATACTTTCTTTTTGATCCACTCGCAGATTTTCTTCCACATTCTCTAAATCCTCCTCCAGGTTTTTTAGATCCAATATCTACCCATTTTTGAGAGAACCATTTTTTTAGTCCTCCAGACTTCATGTACTGGATATTTTTTTGCATTACATTAAATCTTTGTAATAGTCAGCCATACCTCCAACTGATTTTTTATTTACAATGGTACCTAGACTTTTTGCTTGACCAGCATGTAATTTAGAAGCTTTGTTTAATCCTTTAATAACTTTTTTAATTTTCGCTGCACCACCAGCCATATATCCTTTTGCAGGATTATTAAGCTCAGCTTTTAAGCCACCCATTTTTTTCTTATCGACTTTATTTTTTCTTTTGTCTAATGCCTTTTGACCAGCTGCACCTGCAGCCGCTGCACCTAATAATGAAACAATAGCCTTAACTTTTTTTGGTAAAAGTTTTTTACCAACTCTTTTAACTTTTGATGCTACATCGCTTTGAGATGGAAGGGCTGATTTAGGGCCGGCTAACATCATTCTTCTTTTCATAAATGATTTTGGATCAGCAATTTTGCCCATGCCTCTAGCTAACTTACCTCTCTTAGCTTTGACCATATTAGCTTTTTGAATTCTTCCTAATGCTGATTGACTACCTGCAGTCATACCACCCATCATTCTCTTTTGTACTTTAGCTTTATCTCTTTTTTTTGCGTTTACTTTATCTTCGTATTTTTTTAACATTCTACCAACGGGAACTGTTGCAGCAGCAGCTATTCCAGTTAACTTTTTAAAAGGTGGTCCCGCTTTTATTATCTTATTAATTTTCTTGTTTGCTCTTTTAATTACTTGTCTTCCAATAACACCTCCTACTGCTTTACCAGCAGGTTTTGGTCCTTTAAAATCTTTTCTTTTTACACCAGAAGGATCTTTAATTTTACCTGCACAAATTTTGCTAGCATATGCGTTCGCGTATGCACTGGGATATACTCGAAATTTTCTTTTCGCTGCCGCTTTACCTCTTGGACATAATTTTGTCATTTTTTTCCTCCTATTTAAATCTTCTACTTCTAATATATTTTGCTTCTTTTTTTGCAGTTTCTTTATTTGTATCAATCTGACGTTGGCTTACAAATTTATTTGGTTTAGCTGGGCTTAACTTTGGATTTTGACCTGTTCTTGTCATTTTTCTTACTTGCCTTTTAGATAAAGCACCAAATGCTGATTCATGGCTAGGATGCAACCTACCTGTTTTTTTACTTATTATACCCTTATCTTGCATGCCTAATTTTTCAGTTAAAGATAAATTCTTTTTCTTTCCAATTTTACCTAAAGCTTTACCAAATCCTCTTAGAGCTATTCCTACAAGTCCAGCCATTATTTTTTTCCTCCGTTACGAAATATTTGTGTACCCTTTATACCATATATCGATGCCACAACCAAGATCCAAAGATTAGTGAACCATGACGGGAGCTGCGAGAACATCTCGAAGAACAGTTTTACCTTGTCCATCGCAGATGGGTCATCCGATATAACTGCCCAAGCGAGCACCACCACGGGCAACGAGAGAATTATCAAAACTGCCTCGTCTTTCCAGTCTGACTGTCGG